CGACGACATGCTGATGAACGAATTCACGTTGAATGTCAATGTCGGCATGGGCGCGACCAATCCGCAGGATCAAGTCAAGCAGTTCATTTCGGGCATGACGGCGCTGCGCGAGATGCTGGCCGACGATGTCTTGACGAAGCAGGGGCTGGTGGTCGGGGAAGTGATCAAGGAGCTGTTCGGCAAGCTGGGCTACCGCGATGGTTCGCGTTTCTTCGACACCGAGCAGCAGGACCCGCAGATCGCGCAGATGCAGCAGACCATCGAGCAGCTGCAGCAGGCGCTGGACGCCAAGATGCCGCCCGAACTGCTGGCCGCCACGGTGCGCAAGATCGACGCCGAGACCGCCAGTCTGGGGGTCAAGGACAAGGTGCAGGCGGCCAACGCGGTCAAGCAGGGCACCGAGGCGCAGTTCTCGGCGATGCAGACCGCCGAGGTGATCGCTGCGGTGCCGGCGGTGGCGCCGATCGCCGACGAGTTGATGCGCGCGGCCGGCTACGTGGTGCCGAACCCGCCCGGCGTCGATCCGAATTTCCCGCAGCCGGGCATGGCCGACCAGAACCTGGGCATCAAGGACGTGGCCAACAAGCGCACCGGCATGGTGTTCACGCCGGGCGTCGCCACGCCGGGCGACGCCACGGCACCGGCCACCCAGCCGCAGGCGGCACCGTCCACCACCCTCAATCCGCTGCCGCCCACCCCGCCCACCTCGGGCGTGGGCGAGCGCCATGGCATTGAGACGCTGCGCCCGGACAGCGCGCCCGGCGCGGCGCTGCATGCCGCCGCGATGGCGAACGGCGGGATGGTGCATGGCTACGGTTATGCCAATGGCGGGCTGGTATATGACGACAGCGGGCGCGCCATGGCGCGCGGCTATCGCGGCGGTTCCGACCCGGAGGCCAACCCGGAACACCCGGACGACCCGACCTTCCCGTTCGTCGATACCCGGCCCGACCCACCGCCGCCACCGCGCCAGGTCAAGCTCATCCGCGCCGACAGCCTGTTGGATGGCCTGATGAGCCAGAGCAGGTTCCTGGCCGATGGCGGCCTGATCGCCGGCCCCGGCACTGGCACGTCCGACTCAATCGCGGCGCAGGCGGGCGGCACGCCGCTGGCGGTGTCGAACGGCGAGTACCGCATCCCGGCCGCGGTGGTGGCGGCGCTGGGACAGGACTTCTTCGACAAGCTCATTGAGCAGTTCCACACGCCGAGCGGCGCGCCGGACGGCGCCATGCCGACGGCCGCCGGCGGCGCGCTGCCACTGGAGAACGGCGACTTCATCGTGCCGGCCGACGTGGTGGCCGCGCTGGGCGCCGACTTCTTCGACAAGCTGGTGGAACTGTACGGCGGTGCCCAGTGAACGCCGTGTTCGAGCAGTCCGAACTGGGGGAAATGTACCGCACGGTCGAATTCGGCCTCGATGTCGAGCAGTTCCTGAAGTCGCCCATCGGCCGCTACCTGCTGAAGAAGGCGGGCGAGGAACGGATCGACGCGCTGGCCGACCTGGTGGCGGTGTCGCCCGGCGACCCGGAGCAGATCCGCGCCCTGCAGTCGATTATCAAACGCGCCGACAGCTTGCTGTTCTGGCTGAACGACGCGATCCAGGCCGGCAAGAACGCCGAGGCCCAACTTGACCCGAGGGAGAGCGAGTGAGCCAGTTCGATGCATTGCTGGACCAGCTGGAAGACGCCGAGGCGCTGCTGCTGGAGCCGCGCGCCACCTATGACCGTGCCCTGATCGGCATCACCGAGGGCATCGCCAGTTCGGGCGTGGCGGTGTATGACGCGGCCAAGTGCATACAGGCGCTGGCCGAGGACAACGACTGGCCCTACGACGAAGCGCTCGAATGGTTCAACTTCAACACCTCGGGCGCGTATGTGGGCGAGGCGACGCCGATTTTCGTGAATGTGCTGGTGCCATCGGCTGAAGAATGAGCATCCTGCATGTGGTGTCGGTGTCGGGCGGCAAGGACAGCGCCGCGACGCTGCTGCTCGCCATCGAGCGCTTCGGGGTAGCGCGGGTGCGCGGCGTGTTCTGCGACACCGGCAACGAGCACCAGGCGGTGTATGACTACCTGGACTACCTGGAGCGCGCCACCGGGGTGGCGATCACGCGCCTGAAGGCCGATTTCACCCGCGAGATCGCGCACAAGCGCATGTTCATCGCGCGCGACCAGCGCACCCGGCGCGGCCCCGATGGGCGCCGGGTGCGCTGGACCAACAAGGCCAAGCGGCGCGCGCTGGCGGTGCTGCACCCGAGCGGCAACCCCTACCTGGACCTGTGCTTGTGGCGCGGGCGCTTCCCGTCGCGCAAGGCGCAGTTCTGCACCGAGCATTTGAAGCGCGACCTGGCCGTCGAGTTCCAGCTGGACCTGATCGAGCAGGGCCACAAGGTGGTCAGCTGGCAGGGCGTGCGCCGCGATGAATCGCTGAACCGGCGCAACGCGGCCAAGTTCGAGGCGGTCGGCGGTGGCCTGTATATCTACCGCCCGCTGGTCGACTGGACCGCGCTGGACGTGTTTGCGTACTGCGCCGCCAATGGCATCGCGCCGAATCCGCTGTACAAGCAGGGCATGGGGCGGGTCGGCTGCATGCCGTGCATTAACGCCCGCAAGGACGAGGTCATGGCCATTGGCCAGCGCTTCCCGGAACATATCGCGCGTATTGCCGAGTGGGAGCAGCTGGTGGCCGCTGGGAGTCGGCGCGGCCTGGCGACCTTCTTCGCCGCCGACAAGACGCCGGGGCCGCACCAGATCGATAGGACTTTGCCGATGCCGCGCGTCTGGCAGGTGGTCGAATGGTCGAAGACGACCCGCGGCGGCAAGCAGTTGTCGCTGCTGGCCGAACTGGACGAACCGACCGCCTGTTCCTCGGCTTACGGCTTGTGCGAGTGAGCGGCGCCGCTCAAAGCTCCTTGAAAAACGGGGCGTCGGCGCTAGAGCACACCATTTCGCTGCGGTGCATGGTCCATCCGTCTGGCAAAGAGACCAGCACTGTCCGTTCGGCCTGGGCCAGATCGTTGGCGGTCAGCAGAAAGCGCCGGTACGCATTGAGCCGGTGGTGGTACGCAACCGTGTAATACACCCAGCGGGAAGTGTCCATTGATTACCCATCCGTAAGCTGCAAAAGAAGATTATACCCACGGCCCGCACTGCGGGCTTTTTTACGCCCGCCACGGCCAGCCGGCTGCGTGGGCGTTGTCATTTCAGGAGTCAACAATGTCAGACAGCGCTATCCAACCGGACGTGCCAGCCGCAGCAAAACCAGAAACAGGCGACCAACAGGGCAAACAGGACAAGCAAGCTACGCCGCAGAAATCGGCGCGTGAGCTGGCCCTGGACGAACTGGAGTCCCGCCACCAGCAGCAGATGGCCGAATCGAACGGCTACGACCTGGCCGTGCTGGCCAGCGAGGATGACCCAGCCGACCAGCTGGCGGCGCAGCTGGCCGAGCCAGCCGCCGTCGTGGCGCCCCCGGCGCCAGAGCCGGCCCGGATCAAGGTCAAGATCGACGGCGCCGAGGATACCGTCACCGCCGAGGAAATCCGCAACTACCAGGTCGGCAAGACCGCCGACAAGCGCCTGTCCGAAGCCACCCGCCTGTTGCAGGAGGCCGAGGTCACGCGCCAGCTGCTGGTACAGCAGCAACAGCTGGCCGCGCAGCAGGCGGCACCAGCGCAGCAGCAAAGCAATCCCGCCGCTCCCGCCGTCGATGTCGACGACATGAGCGAGCAGTTCGTCAAGGCCATGTTCGAGGGCGATGACGAAAACGCGCGATCCGCGTTCAAGCAGGCGGTCGAGTCGATCGCAGGGCGGCAGCAGGCACCGGCAGCGCCGGCACCCGCGCCTACCCTCGACATCGCCCAGATCGCCGACGCGGTCACGCAGCAAGTGCAGCAAAAGCTCGTAGTCGAGAGTGCATTAGCACGAAATCGGCAGGACTATCCCGAACTGTATGCGGACCCCGATCTTGAGTCCCTGGCCCTTGTGAAGATTCAGCGCCTGCGCGAGCAGGACGGCAGCGATTTTTTTGCCGCGCTCGATACCGTCAGCAAGGACATGGCGACCAAGTTCGGATGGGGCGCCGCAGCAGCAGCACCGGGACGCCCGACCGAGGACGCCACAACCACATCCCGAACGGCAAAGCTGGAGCAAAAACGGTCGATCGACACCGTCGCTTCGATCAACACCAAAACCACTGGCACCGAGCAGCAGCCCGAAAACCCCAGCGACGTGATCGCTGCGATGAAGGCCGCGCGCGCGGGCAGCTAGTGATCCACCTTTCTTATTAGGAGTTACATCATGGCCGGTCAAGTTTGGCTGACAAACAGCCTCGGCGGTTACATGTGGTCGCCGAACCTCTCAAAAGTCCTGCGCATGGCAGTGCAGCCACTCACCAAGTTTCGCCAGTTCGCCGATATCAAGGACGCCGCGGTCCAGGGCAAGGGCATGGGCGAAGCGTTCCACTGGAACGTCTACAGCGATGTCGCGACCCAGGGCACGACGCTCACGGAAGGCACCGCGATGCCGACCACGAACTTCGTCATCACCCAAGGCACCATGACGGTCACGGAAATGGGTAACTCCGTGCCGTACACCAGCAAGCTCGATGACCTGTCGGAACAACCCGTCAAGGAGATCATCAGCAAGGTGCTGAAAAACGATGCGAAGAAGGCCTTCGATATCGCCGCCGAGGCGCAGTTCGCCCTCACCCCGCTGCGCGTGGTGCCGACCGGCGGCACCTCGACCTCGGCGGTCACCCTGACCACCAACGGAACTGCCACGTTAACGAATACGGTGGCAATGGGCAAAAATCACGTCAAGGCCATCGTCGATGTGATGAAAGAGAGAAACATTCCTCCGTATATCGCGGACGACTATATCTCGCTGGCCCACCCGACCACGTTCCGCACCCTGAAGAACGACCTGGAAGCGGTGCACCAGTACGTGGACGCCGGCTTCCAGATGATTCTCAACGGTGAGATCGGCCGCTACGAATCAGTTCGCTTCGTCGAGCAGACCAACATCGCCAAGACCGGCTTCGGCCAGGCCTTGTCGAACTGGGCCTACTTCTTCGGCAACGACACGGTGGCGGAAGGCATCGTGATCCCCGAAGAGATGCGCGGCATGATCCCTGGCGACTACGGACGTTCGCGTGGTGTTGCTTGGTATTATTTGGGCGGTTTTGGCATAGTCCAGACATTAGCTGCCCAATCGCGCATTGTGAAGTGGGATTCTGCGGCATAAAGTCAAAAGGCCAGAACATTGTTCTGTTCTGGCCTTTTTCATTTCCTTGTTTTAGTACCATTTTTTTGGAGGCAATCATGCCCGAATACACCCACCCCACCCACATGGTGCGCCGCGAGCAGTTCGGCACCACCGTCGCCGGCGCGACCACTGAAGGCTGCAAGTTCCGCGCCTTCATGAAGATGCGCCTGAAGAAGGTCCACGTCGCCGTCGTCACCGCCGGCACCAACGCCGGCCACGGCTACGATGTGTACCACGGCACCACCTCGATCGGCACCATCGCGCTGGGCACCTCGGCGGCCAACACCGTCGGCCACAGCGGCCTGCTCAACGAGCTGGTCGACACGATGGAGCAAATCTCGGTGAAGTCGCTGGTCGATGCCACCGGCGTCGCGCATGTCGTGTACGAGTACCAGACCGCCAGCGACGCGGTGCATACCTAAGCCTGGCCGGGGACCTGCGCGGCTGCTTCGCGCAGGTCGTCGAACGGGTAGTTTTTCCGTTCCCAGGTTTCGATCAAAGTAACCACCCGCTCGAACTCAGGTGACAGCGGATGGCCTGCATGGTTTGCGTTATCCGGGATCACGTCCATCACATAGCGCACCACTTCCAGCGCGGCGTCGTTGGCGCGCTCGTGGTTGATCACACGGATCGCCGCCAGCCTTGACGCCAGGTAGACGTGGGTCAGCGGCAGGATGCCGCCGGGCATGCGCCTGGCGGTTTCCCCGATCTCGTACACCAGTTTCAGCCACTTCGCCTGGCTGCGCCAGTGCTTGCCGCGCTGGCGGCCACGGAAGCGGCCTTCGCGCCGGTTGCGGCTGCGCGCGTGCATGGTGAGCAGCTCGGCCTGCTCGGCGCGCAGGGCGTCGATTGCGTACAGCGGCACCCGGTAGCCCAGCGCGCGCAGCTGCTCCAGGCGGTCGGCGCACTCGCCCGGTGTCGGGTCGTCGAACGACTCGCCATCGTGCGGCAGGCCGATCGGGGCGCGCTCGGCGGTTTCCAGGAACGCCATCTGCGCCTGGTGCGCCAGCATGTATTGCTGTATCCAGGCCGGGTCGTCGTGCATCGGCGGGGTCGGCGGCACCACGCCCAGCACCCGGTTGCGGGCGACATGCGTCAGCCAGTCGTCGCCGGTCGATTCGTACACGTACACGTCGCAGCCGAAATCGTCGGAAGACCAGCGGCAGTAGCTCATGGCGGCATCTTCCAGGTTGCCGTCCACACCACGCCCACGCCAGAGAGCGCCGCCCACCAGTAGCTGCCGATGGCGAGGTTCAGCACCAGCCCGCCAGCATTGAGCAGCCCGGCACTCCACTGCAGCGCGAGCCACTTGCGCCGCTGGCACCGCTGGTGGCGTTCGACCAGCGCCCGCGCCTCGGTCACCCGCTGCTTGGCGTCGGCCAGCAGTTCATTGGCGCGCGTTGGGTCGGTTTCGTATTCGACCACGGCTTGCGCGACGAGTCCGACCGACTGGGTCACCAGCGACTCGGCACGGTCAAGGAGCGATTGGCGTTTCATTTACCTTCTCGCGCAAGGATCATGTGCAGCCGGTGGAAGTCGTCCAGGGAGAGGCCGCACGTTTCGTCGGTCTGGACGAAATGGCGCTGCTGATCGGGCAGCATCGCGTTGATGTCGTCCACGATCGCGTAGTGCGTCACTTCCGGGTGGGCACCCAGCCAGGCGTGAATTTCGACGCCGCGGCTGACTTTGTGCAGCATCGGCGTGATGTCCATGATGGGCAAGTCGAGCGCGGCAGCGGCGGCGTGCGCCGTGGTGTTGTAGCGCCAGTCGGACGACAGGACCACCGAACAACCCGTTGCGGCGCAGAGCTTGCGCACCAGCGCGACGGCCACCATGTCGAAGAAGGCCATTTGTCGCGCGCTGAAATCGTGCGGACGGCCGTCGAAAGCGTAGTCGCTGCGCTTGCTGTTGAGCACGCCGTCGATATCGAGGAATAAGATTTTCATGCAGAAAGATTACCAGAAATAAAGCCGCAACACATCAGGAGAACGCCATGACCATCGAAAACAGCACCCTCAACACCAGCGCCGCGCTGCCGGCGTCCGACGCCAGCTATACGGGCGGTTCCGGCGGCAACGACCCGTCGCTGGCGACCCTGAAGGCGGGGTTTGCCAAGCTGGCCGATCCCGAGACGCCGATGCACTGGCTGCCGCAGAACGCCGACAACGGTGAGAACTATGTGGGCAACCCGCGCGAGCGCGGCGGCTTCTGTGACAGACCGCAAGGGTGGGAACGGTAGCTCAGGGGTACGCTTGTGATATGAAAGATTCGGGCCTATACCAAATCGTCCATATCGCCAGCGGGAAGCTATACGTTGGCAGTTCGGAACGCCTCGAACACAGGCTTAGAAGACACCGTGAAGACTTGCGCTACGGAACACATCACTCGATAAAGCTGCAACGCGCGTGGGACAAGTACGGTCCTGCGGCCTTCGTCTTCGTGGTCATGTTCCATTGTGAAAAAAAGCACTTGCTGTTTTACGAACAGCGGGCCATCGACACTTATGACGCAGTGAATAATGGGTATAACGTGTGCCCAATTGCTGGTAATTGCGCAGGCGTGAAGCATACGCCTGAGACTTGCTTAAAACGATCAGCGACGATGCGGAAAAGGCCACCACCATCGAGCGAGACAAGGGCAAAGCTATCAGCGGCCAGCAGCAAACAGCGTCATTCCCGCGAGTCAATTGAAAAAATGGCGGTATCGAAACGCGGGGTAAAACAACCAGCGTCATTGGTGGCGGTGAGAGCGGCCAGTAATACAGGGTTGACACGCACTTTGGAACAGCGCATTTACATGTCATCGAAAAATAGCCAGCATGCGCTTACTGACGATCAGGTTAGAGAGATCCGCAGCTTCTTGGCTGCTGGTTTGACGACAACGAAGATCGCCACAATTTACGGTGTTCACCGATCGACCATCAGCAGTATCAAACGCAATAAGAATTACAAATACGTTCTCTGAAAAACCACCGCCTTGAGCGGGTTTTTTATGCCACCAGCAGCATTCACCCACCGAAGGAGAATCACATGTCCGAATCGAACTACAAGCCGGACGGCACCGGCGTCGTCATGGGCGACACCAAGGCCATGCCCGATCGCGGCAGCAGCACCGGCATGACCGGCTTTGAATTACAGGATGAAGGCATGAGCCTTGACCCGGAGGCCACCAACACCATCGGCAAGATCACCGGCGCGACCAGGAGCGATGCGCCCGGCGAGTGCTATGCGGACGATCCGGCGTTCGGCGCGGCCAAGGGCGACGCCGCGGAAGATGCGGCAGAAGACAAGGCGAGCTACTGATGGCCGCCGTGCTGGATCGCACGCGCCCGTTCGGCACCGTCTCGGGCGACCTGCTGGGGCGCGCCTTTGAGCAGGACAGCCTGCATTTCAACGCTGACGGCAGCTTGTGGGTCGAACCGGCCGTCACCGAGGCACCCCAGGCGACCGCGCCCGACGAGGACACGCCGGCACTCAAGCCGGTCGCCAGGAAGGGCAAGTCCTGATGCACCGGCCTGACGCCGACCACGGCGACGAGGCAGCGAAGGTCAAGTTCGAGATCGTGCAGTACACGCGCGGCCTCGGGCTGGACATCGGCTGCGGCCCGTACAAGGGTTTCCCGCACTGGATCGGGGTCGATTCCAAGAAGGACACCGAGTTGTTCGGCATCGAAATGGCGCCGGACAACGTGGTGGACGACGCCAGCCGCCTGCCGCAGGTCCCGGACGGCAAGCTTGATTTCGTGTTCTCGTCGCACCTGCTGGAGCACATCGAGGACTACGAGGCGGCGCTGGCCGAGTGGTGGCGCATCATCAAGGTGGGTGGCCACCTGGTGCTGTACCTGCCGGACCGTAGCCTGTACCCGCACATCGGCAGCGAGCTGGCGAACCCCGACCACAAGCACGACTTCATCGCCGCCGACATCCAGGCGGCGCTGTGCGGCATTTGCCGCCAGTCGGGGCAGGGCTGGGATTGCCTGGTCAACGAAAGGCGCGACCAGCGCGACGAATACTCGTTCCTGCTGGTGTTCCAGAAGCTGGCCGAACCCGAGATCCGCTACTCGTGCAGTACGCCGGCACCCGAGAAGACGGTGTGTATCAGTCGCTTCGGCGGTTTCGGCGACATGGTCATGGCGTCCGCGCTGCTGCCGGAACTGAAACGCCAGGGCTACCACATCACCTTCAATACGACGCCGGCCGGGCAGGACGTGCTGCTGCACGACCCGCACATCGACGCCTGGCTGATCGTCGACAACGACCAGGTGCCGAACCACCAGCTGCCGCTGTTCTGGGAGGCGCAGGCGCGGCGCTTCACCAAGTTCATCCAGCTGTCGGAGTCGATCGAGGGCACCTTGCTGGCGATGCCGGGCCGCGCCAACCATGCGTGGCCGCACGCGGTGCGCCACATGGAATTGAACCGCAACTACCTGGAGTGGTGCGCCGAACTGGCCGAGCTGCCGTACCGCTCGGAAGCGCAGTTCTACCCCAGCCTTGCCGAAACCGGCAAGATGGCCGGCTACCTGAGCGGCATCCGGCTGGCGCGTGCGCCCAAGGAGCTGATGATCGGCGTGCCGACCCCGGATGTGTTCTATATCGTGTGGGCGCTGGCGGGCTCGGCGATGCACAAGTTCTATCCGCATCTGGACACGGTGATCGCGGCGGTGCTGCTGGAAATGCCCGAGGCGGTGGTGATCCTGACCGGCGACATGGCCTGCCAGCTGCTGGAACAAGGCTGGGAACTGGAGCCGCGGGTGGTGCGCGAGTCGGGCAAGCAGACCATCCGCGAGACCTTGACCCTGGCCAGCATGGCCGACTGCGTGGTGGGGCCGGAAACCGGGGTACTCAATGCCGTGTCCTTCGAGGACAAGGTGGCCAAGGTGGCGATGCTGTCGCATTCGAGCGTCGAGAACCTGACCAAGCACTGGGCCAACACGGTCAGCTTGACGGCGCCGTTCAATCCGGCCAATACGGTGTGCAACGACCAGGCCTGCCACCGCCTGCATTACGGCAGCGCGTTCTGCCTCGAGGATGGCAGCACTGGCGCCGCTTCCTGCCAGAGCAATATCGCGCCGGGCCGCGTGTTCGACGCGATCAAGGCCGCCTACGACGACTGGAAGGGGGCGCAATGACCGTCATAGTTTGGGATGGAACTACCCTGGCCGCCGACCGCGAGGCGAGCGACAGCTGGATCAAGTGCCATGCCGCGACCAAGATCGCACGTCTGCGTGGTCACTTGGTGGGCTGTTCCGGCCCGGCCGCCGCCGCTGCCGAAATGATGGCATGGTTCGCCTTCGGGGCCGACCCGAAGGCGTTCCATGAAAGCCTGCGCAAACTCGACAACCTCTCCATGCTGGCGGTGGCCGCCGACGGCACCGTCAAGGTGTACCAGAACACGCCGTATCCGATCATCTACGGCGGCGCGCCCGACGGTAGCCGGCGCCACGCGATCGGCGCCGGCAAGGAAGCGGCGATGGCGGTCATGCTGGCCGGGAACGGGGCGCGCCGCGCCGTGGAAATTGCTTCGATGGTCTGTGCCGGCTGCGGCAACGGCATTGACACACTGGAATTTTAGCCCGGTTCAGGCTCGACAACTTCAACGCTCGGATAGCGCTTGGTAAAAGCGGCCATGGCGTCGCAGTGATTGCAGCGATGTTCATAGCGGGGCGGGGCCGTCATTTTCGTGACGCCGGTCGGACGCATCCTGCCAATGTTGCAGCTGTCGCACTGCTGATCCACCTGCACCCAGGTGACGGGGGTTTCTATCTGCATGGTTCCGCTCCAAAGACCGCCAGCATACCGCAAAACCCGAACTGGACGTTTCTTAAAAGGATAGCCCCATGCGCCTGCGCGACCTGATCACGCTGTTCCGTAACGAGACGGATGACGCCACCGAGCCGTTCCTGTGGCCCGACGAGGAAGCGATCGAATTCGCCAACGACGCGCAGATTGAAGCGTGCCGGCGCGCCCGCCTGCTGGTCGATTCGAGTACCACGGCGGTGTGCGAGATCGCGGTGACGGCGGGCGAACCGCTGCTCGACCTCGATCCGCGCGTGCTGTTCGTGCGGCGTGCCCGCTTCGCCGCCAGCCTGCCGCTGCGCCGCATGACCATGCAGGATATGGAGGCGTTCGACCCGTACTGGATGGACGCGCTTGACGCCACCCCGCGCTTCTTCGTGCCGGACTACGAAACCGGCAAGCTGCTGCTGTCGCCGCCACCGGACAGCGACGCCACCTTGCTGCTGACGGTGGTGCGCGATCCGCTGGTGGACATGGACAGCGACGACGACACGCCGGAAATTGCAGCGCGCTATCACCGCAGTCTGCGCTACTGGATGATGGCGCGCGCGTATGGCAAGCAGGACGCCGAGGCGAACGACCCGAAGAAGGAGGCCACCGCGCTGGCCCTGTTCGAGCAGGAGTTCGGCCGCAAGTCGTCGGCCATCGACGAGGCATGGATCGAGCGCGAACAGGCCGAGGGCGACGGCACGTTCTAAGGGAGGCGCTGCGCGAGCTGGCGGCTAACCTCAGCCCACCGTTGCCGCTGCTTAAAGCGTAATGAATGAGCCGGTGGTGGTGATGCCATCCCAGCCGAGTTCTAAGTCCACTTCACAGCCTGTGTCGCGGTGAAACGTCCACGGCCCGCAATGTATGAGATCGTCGATTTGCGTGATTTTTAATTGCATTGGGATGGTTCCGGCAAGCATACGGGTTACTTTGTCGCCGACCTGCAGGGCGTCGAGCTGCGATGTATTCATGGGGGAGGGCATGGCTTGCTTCCTTTTTGAACATTGCGCGCCCACCACGCCGCCGCGCACCAGGCATCGAATTCGGTCCAGTCGTGGTCGGCATAATAAATCTGAAACGCCAGCCAGGCGTCGAACGCCTGTCGGCTTAGCAGCGCGACGGCATCAGGGGTGGCGCGCTGCGCCAACGCCGCGCACCAGACATCCCAGCCGCGCACGCGCGCACCGCTGTGGGCGAACTGTGGCAACCACTCGTTGAACGCTGCACGCTCGTGTTCTATGACAATCATCGTCAACCCATTGAATAGCCTATTCGCAACATATTACACCAAAGGAGACTTGCCATGCTGACACGTTCGCTGGACCGGATGCTGGACTGGGTATGGGCCGCCACCGAGACGATCAGCAGCAAGACCGCCGTGTTCGCGTTCTGGCGCGGCATCAGCGTCGGCATGGTGCTGATGGCACTGCTGCTGACCCTTGGCTGATGGAGAGTACCATGGACGCCAAACTGCGACCCAACCGCAATTGCGGCTGCACGCTGGAACAGGCTTTCTTCCTCATCCTGTTGTGGAATTACTATGTTCGCGCGCGCGCTTGACCGCCTGCTCGACGCAGTGTGGGATGCCACCCTGCCGATCGCGTCGGCATGCCCGGTATGCGCCTTCTATCGCGGCGCGCTGGCCGGCGCGCTGGTCGTGTTCGCCATTCGGCTGTTCCGATGAAGGATATTGACCTGACCGCGTTCGCCGGGATTAACAACCGGCTGGCGCCCGAGCGCGTCAACAGTGTGCCGGGGCGCGACAACGCCGGCATCGACCTGGTCGAAGCGCTCAATGTCGATATCGGCGACAGTGGCCAGATCCTGCGTCGCAGCGGCCAAACCCTGCGCGTGGCCGGCCAGCATCATTCGCTGTGGTCAAACGGCCAGCAGTGCTTCTACATCGATGCCGACGGCTCGATGTTCGCGCTCGACGAAACGTTCGCCAGCACTGAAATCGCCGCAGGCCTGGGCCAGGCCAGCATGGCCTACGTCGAGGCCAACGGGCGCATCTATCACGCCAATGGCACCAGTGGCGCCGTGATCGACGCCGGCCGCGTGCGCAGCTGGGGCATCCCGCTCGACCTGGTTGACGTGAGTGCCACGGTCGTCAGCGGCCAGATGGGCGCCGGCATCTACCAGTTCGCCATGACCTTGGTGCGCAACGACGGCCAGGAGAGCGGCTGCGCACTGGCCCAGCGCATCGACCTGCCCGATAACGGCGGCGTGCATTTTTCCTGGGCGGTGCCGGACGACACCGATATTGTCGGCGCCCACCTGTACCTGACCGCCCCGGACGGCGAAACGCTGCTGCTGGCCGCCGCCGTGAACGTCGAGGACGCGGGCTACACCTACACCGGCGGCACCCGCGCATTGCCGCTGGCGACCCAATGGCTCGACGCCCCGCCGCCCGGCACTGCCCTGGCGCTGTTCAAGGGCCGCATCTACATCGCCGTGGGTGACGTGCTGTACGCCACCATGCCGCTGTCCTATGAACACTGCGACTTGCGCGACTTCCGCGCCTTCGACGGCTCCGCCATCAGGGTGCTGGGCGCAGTCGAGGGCGGCCTGTTCGTCGGCACCAGCGAAGCGGTGTATTTCCTCGCCGGTGCCGGGTTCGCCGACCACGCGCTGCTGCGTAAGCTCGACAGCCCGGCCATCGCTGGCTCGCTGGTGAGCGCCGACGGCATGGCCGCCTCGGGCCGCGCCGAACTGGCCGACGCCCGCGTGGTGCTGTTCGCCACCGTGGACGGCATCGTCATGGGCCTGCCCGACGGCTCGCTGCAAAACCTGACACGCGAGCGCTTCGAGCTGCCCGCCATGGCCTCGGGCGCCGCCGCCTTCATCGAAGGCCCCGCCAGCCAGTACCTGTTGTCGATCGACTGATTTTCGCCTCACCATCACGCCCCTGTTCAGGGGGTGGTTTTTACTATCCCTTGGAGAATGACCATGACCTTGCGACTCAGCACTTACGCGCGTGACTACATCAATGCGGCCGGTTCGGCCAAGCGCGCCTTCCAGGGCGGCGAAATCCGCATCTACAGCGGCGCCCAGCCTGCCACCGCCGACGCCGCGCCGACCGGCACCTTGCTGTGCACCATCACCGCAGCCTCGGCCAGCAGGACCGCCGAAGTGCTGGCCACCGGCACCATGACCCTGGCCGGAGCGAGCGGTTCGGTCACGGCGGTGTCGGTGGGCGGCGTGTCGATCATCGACAACGCGGTGCCGTTCAACACCAGCCTGACCCAGACCGCCGCCGACCTGGCCGCCGAGATCAATAACGCCGAGACGGTGCCGAACTACACCGCCACCTCGTCCGGCGCGGTGGTGACCATCAGCGCCCCGCGCGGCATGGGCACGGCGGCCAACAGCCTGACCGTTACCGGCACCCTGACCACCATGACCGCCACCTATGCCAACACCTCGGGCGGCGTGTCGATGGCCAACGGCCTGAAATTCGGCGTGTCGGCGGCCGGCGTGCTGGTCAAGCTGGCCTCGCAGGTGTGGTCCGGGATCGCCGTGGCCACCGGCACGGCCGGCTGGTTCCGCTTCACCGGCAGCGTGGCCGACACCGGCGTGATCGACTCGGCCGCGACCGAGCTGCGCATGGATGGCGCCATCTCGACCTCGGGCGCGCAGCTGAACATGTCGTCGACCAGCATCACCTCGGCCGCCACGCAGACCATCAGCTCGTTCCCGATCACCTTGCCAACGTCGTAATAAGCGGAGCCTGGCCATGGCCATCGACGGCAGCATTAACCTGAGCGCGTGGCAGCTGTCGGGCACGCTGGAGCCTGGCAACCTGACCGAGGGCGACTCGTTCCTGCCTGACTACGAGGTGGCGGGCGGCATCGACGACCAGCGGCTGCTGCCCTTGTATGCGGTGGCGGCCAGCGCTTACGAGGGGCAGGTCGGCAACGGCAATGTGCAGCTGACTGCGCTGCAGCTGGCCGGCGGCAGCGACGATCCACGCCTGTTGCCGGCGTTCGCGCTGGACGCGAGCGGCGTGGCGGGCATCCTCGTCACCGGCGCCGCGGTGCTGCTGCCGTTCACCGCAGCCGGCGCGCTGGCACCGGCACTGACCCTGCCGCAACTGAGCGTGGCGGGCAGCATGGAGGCTGGCGGCGTGGCTGGCGGCAACGTCGCGCTGCCGCAGTTCAGCGCCGCCGC